TCAATCTGGTCCTTCATCACATCAAGCATTTTAGACATGTTGTTGAATACTACATTCATATCAGTCCCATCAGGGAGTCCCATCATCTTAGCAGATTCATAGATGTTATCTTTCATCTGCTTTGCTTCGGGATCATCAGACAAACTTAAACGAGTATATAAAATTCTCTGTTTGTCAATTAATTTTTCTAAGAGACTGACATGAAATTTCTTTTCTTCTTTATCCATCGAAGGAAACTTGAAGACATTACCATAAACTTCTTCTTGAAGTTCTTGTATTTCCGTCATTTCTGCACGGACTACCTCAGAATTAAAGAAACTCATTTATCTCCTAAAACCACTTTCTTAAGAATGTTTTTATAACGTGGTACATCAATATTTAGGAATGGAGAATACTTCTTCATCTTCATACTGACTGTCTCCCACACAGGGTCGGTGAGAGATTTGTCCCACTTGCTTTTGTAACCAAGGATTCCATCCAAGATTACCATCGTTTCTAGTGATACTCGACCACTCAAATGTTCTTTGAGAATTTGTGGATGTCGTGAACCATCCATAGAAAACATAGCATCAAAATCGTTGTCTGCGAAGATTGATTCTGTTTCCTCTTTGAAAAGATATGAGAGAGACTGAGTTCTCTTCTTCCATGCGGTGTATCTATTCTCACCGTTGCGTATCATCTCTCCTATCCAAAGTTTACTTGGATCAGTACAGGTGATGAAGTTAGATACAAAGAACTCTTCCACTTCTTTGTCTGACTTGGACCGTGCAAATTTCTCAAACCAAAATCTATCTTTGCGTTTGTAAAATGCTTGCACGGTCGCACGACTTTTACCACAGTATTTGTGATAGTCATACTTGTCTTTCGTGAAGTGATTCTTCATCGACAAGTAACAGCGGTAGGCATCAAACGGCATCATCAAAAAACTAATAAGGGGATTTTTTGCCGGAAAATTTTTTCGGACAAAAATGAAATCAAAGAGGCAATTTGGCGCGGGAACTTCGCTTCAAGAAATTAAGTTCCATCGCTTCATATTTGATCTTCTCCTTCAAGGGTTTGGAAATCAGTTTCGGAACTGACTCCAAATCAATACTATTCTGATCACAGAAGTGAACAATAGCATCAATATAATTCATGTCTGCATTTTTAATTACAAGAGATTCGATCTCCTGTGCAAATCGAGAAGGGCAAAAGAATTTAGATTCTAATACTTTTTCTAGTTCATTCTCCATTCTCTGTCCTAAGATTGTGAGATACAAATTCTTTAATGTAACGAACTAACAATTTAATATAGTCCCCTTTGTTCCTTTTGTCAAACACTTTGACATCGCCACCAGGCGTGACCATGATAGTGATGAGTTTTTTAACAGGGATACCTGTGAGTTCGTAGTAAGCAGTTGCATAAAACATTTCTTGAACGAAATAATTTTCCAACCACTTTTCAGGTTTAATCTTTTCAGATGTTTTGAAATCGATGACTGCTAACTCTCCTTCGTATTCCGCTATGCAGTCAACCCTACCAGCTAATCCAAGATACTCTGAATACAGAGTCCTTTCTATAGCGTGTACATTATTTATCTTATCCAGATATGGCTTAGCATGATGAAACATGAACTGAGTTGCAGGTCTGAACTCATCCCAGTTTATTTCTTTGTTCCTCATATAGACTTCAACTGCTTCATGGAAATCAGTTCCACGAGCAGTTGCTTTCTTAGTGATTCTATTTGCTTCTTCGACACCAATTCTCTCACGCCACTTAGCAAAGATCTGTCTATTGTAGAAAGAAGTTACTGACGTAATAGAAGGCACCCATTCTCCATTAGGTAAGTTATAGAGACGGATGCCCTGGGTTTCTTTTTTGTTTAGTTCAAGATCACCGAGATAATTACAATGCTCAAAAATCATAAATTCATTTCCATCTTAGCGAGTAAGTATTCTTTCACCAATCCAGAGCGAACAATATCTTCCACTCCAAACTCAACAATATCAACTGAAGGCATGATACGAAGGATCTTCATGAAGTCAATAACTCCATTCTTCTCATTAGTCTTGAGAAGGTCGGTCTGTGTAGCATCACCGCAGAACATAATCTTAGAGTTCTGACCAATCCTTGTAATAATACTATCAAGTTCATGATAGTTTAGATTCTGGAATTCGTCAACGATGATGATTGCATTATCAAGTGTAGTGCCACGAATAAATGACGTAGACCAGAATGAAATTGTCCCCTGGTTTTTAAGATTACCATACAGCATCTCAAAGTCAGAGTCTGTAGGCATCTCGAACATGTATTTGACCATGTTCTTATATGGGATCTGATAGAGAGAGGACTTGTCCTCATGGTCTCCAGGAAGGAAACCAATCTCTCTGGTTGCTACAAGAGACCTGACGATATAGATCTTTTCGTAGGGTGTCTTGACATCTAACACATCTCTAAGTGCATTATAGAGTGTGATGAAAGTCTTACCAGTTCCAGCGCAACCGTATGCAACAAGGTTTTGATCATTCTTGTAGCAACGGAAAAGTTCTTCTTGATTTTCTGTCAGCGGCTCGATGTTCTTCATCAAGTCTGAGTTAATTGGTTTCTTTCTTTTCATGTGCTTATTACTCATCCCGAATGGGACTACTGGTTGGTTAGACTTTCTTTTAGTTGGCATAGAAGAAAAAATCAGATAGGACGGACATTGGAGCGAGGTTGTTTCGATACCTTATGAAGGACATCGTTCCAACCTGGGTGAGATTTTTTAAGTTTGTCGTAAACCTCACCGACCTCTCCAACTCCAGCAACACCTGCTTGCCAGTCCTTATCCCATCCTGGGTTCTGTTCTTTCCACTCACAATATTCCTTCATGGTCATACTGAGAGTCTTCTTTTCTTTCGTCTCTAAATTAATAACGGGGTACGTTGGCATAAACGTTCAATCCTTTTCTTGTATTTATTAATTCCACTCCATCGCTTCAGCGACAGCAGGGAACTGCTCACAGAAGATCTTCTTAGCACCCAGAGCAATATCCATATGCTCCTTCTGTGTGCCGTTAGCAGACCGCAGTTCGATGTAATGAATCCATGAGCGCACAGATCCCGTCATGTAGAGTCTGGTGGGCGTTGCCAGGGGAAGCACAAAACGAGCACACTCCTTTGCGATCCCATCATCAAGCATCTTCTTATAGAGATCCATCGCCTCTTTGAAGTGTTGCTGCATCAGCATTTCGTATTTCTGAACCACGAACGGGTCAACATCATCAATAGAATTCTGACGATTCTTGGTGTCTTGTCTGCGTAGTTCAGGTAGAGGGATCGCCTCCGCGAGTAGGGAAGAATCAGCATAGCGTTGTGAAAATTCTTGATATGTCATACTCCTATGGCGGAGCACTTGAGCTGCTACCCCTCTGGTAGTATTGATCTCCAGGGTCATATATGCCTGCTCAAAGATACTCCAGTGCTGGTGCTTCACACAATACTTAAGGAGACCAGAGAACTTTTCGTTCTCTTGGTTATTTGGATTCGACACACGGGCACAATAGGCCATGTGCTTCTCTGCGTCTGGGGTGACACTAATCAGTTTAATATCAGTTGTCATCGTCTTCAAATACCTCGTCGTAATCTAAGATGTAATTTTCTGGAGGATCATCAAAGTTCTCTGCCTTGTATGCGTCCACATTTGAGTATACCTCAGACTCCAGTGCTTCGACAAGGAGTTTGAGATTCCTTACTATGAGTTTTAGTTTATCTCTTTCCATAAAAAATGGGAGGTTACCCTCCCATTCTAACACTTATTCAGTTTTGGTGCAACTCAAGTTCTATGTAAGAGAACTAACTCTCCATAGATGAAACCAAGAAACGCTACAGATGAAAGGGATACGATCCCAGTTACTTGTAGTGCTTCCATGATCTCACTTGACGTAAGTGCGACCACGATAGCAGTAGGTGCCATGGGATTCTTCAGTTGCCTGATGAACCTGACAATCAACACCACGATACTTAGTAACGAGGACTTGTGCATCGTGCAATGCTGCTGCCTTGTCGATTTGCTTTTTGATAAGTGATAAGGTGTTCATGGTAGTTACTCCTGAAGTATGGGATTTTAGCCCCGTTCCTTCAGTCGTTTGCGTCTCCGAAGAGATGAACGATCCGTTCCGCGACCTACTTGCGTCCCACAAAGTGGGATGAA